GTTTCGAGGACACATCCTTCTCAATCGCTCACCGCACGCTGAAAACCCCCATGCCACGGCATCACGGCACCGCAACTCAACTCTGGCATCCACCATCACCTCGGGAAGGTGACCCTCACTATGACGCTGGGATCCTGCACTACACGAAATACCTCACCGCGGACGGTCACCCAACCATGATCCACAGCCTGATTCATGGCAACCAACCGTAAAGGCAGCACACGACGCTGGCGCGCACTCGTCGCCCGCGTTTTGGAAGAGGAAAACTACGTGTGCCACATTTGCGGACATCCCGGCGCTGACAGTGGAGATCACCTGATCCCTGTGAAATTCCGCCCGGATCTTGAGTATTCACGACACAACATTCGTGCCGCTCACTTGTTGTGCAATCAGCAACGCGGCACAAAACCCGTGCCCGCCAGCTCTCACCTGACCACCAGCATCACCTGGTAGCACCACCAATCCCCGCAGGCGTCTGCTCAGCCTCTGCATCCACATTGCAGATTCAGGAGCACTCTCATGCGACCCATCACCGGGCTACTTGCCCTGGGCATTACCGCTGCCCTTCTCACCATCGGCCTGACCCCGGCCACCGCGAAAAACGACAAGATCACGATTTGCCACGCTACCGGCAGCGAATCCAATCCTTACGTTGAAATCAAAGTGGACGCGGAAGGACTCAACGGTCACGGCAATCACCCGAATGACATAATTCCTGCGCCGAAAGAGGGATGCCCTAAACCTCCCAAGCCAACACCGACTCCAACACCGACACCAACACCAACACCCACACCGACTCCAACTCCAACACCAACACCCACACCGACTCCAACACCGACAAATAATGTTCCTGGTCCCGCCGGGTCACCTGGATTACCAGGACCCGCTGGCCCCGCTGGACCCGCTGGACCCGCTGGACCTGCCGGACCTGCCGGACCGAGCAACCCTGATGCTTGCCTGTCGACAGTGAACCTGCGCACCGCATTTGGCTTTGACAAGTACCGATACATCGTGCGCCCTGCCGCTCAAGAAGTCATTACGACTTTTGCCAAGGGACTACCAGCGGGATCCTGTGTCAACGTCTACGGTTTCGCTGGATTCAATGCCAAGAGTGGTGCCACTTCCATCAGCAACGATCGAGCACGAGTCACCGCAGCCCTACTCAATGAGCAAGGGCTCCGCACCCGCACCATCTTGGGACTGAGCCGCACCAATGCCGCCATCATTTTGGGCAAGCCTCTCAATCACAACCGCATGGTTGTCCTGACCACCACCAATGGTGTCCGATGAGACGCCCACTGATCGTCTTGGGCGCAGCAACGGCAGTGATCTTGCTGACGGGATCGGCTTACGCCTTGGGAACTCTCAACGTGATCGCACCGATATTCCCCGTCGTTGGTCAAGCCGACATCCAAGTGTGCGACTCCGATGGCGTCAGCACGAGCTATACCTACGGCAACAGCAGCGCAAAGGGCGTCAAGGTCACCAGCGCCACCGTCACCGGTATTGATGCCAGTTGCACTTCAGCGGTCGTGGAATTCGTGGATACAACTGAGGCAATTGTTGCCACTTACACGGGCACGGTCACCGCTGGATCCACGACAGTAACGACCAACATTTTCACTAACGAATTCGACTCTGTTCGCGTCGTTTTAAGCCCATAACTCTGCATTTATTCACCCTGGGGGTAGCCCCCTGGTGAGCTAGGGGCCGGGACATAGCCGGGGGAAGAGCCAATCCCCCCTGACCCTGGATCTTTTTGGCGCTCTGGTGACCTCGAACCGCTCACTCGAAGGAGAACCCGCCCCATGACCCAGAAAGATCCGCAACCGGTGTCGGTGACGGCGCCGGTGCGTAAGGCGCACCCGCGCTTGTCGAAAGTGGCCAATGCCAGGGACACGATCGCCGGTTTTGGTCGCGATGTCGGCGTGATGGGGTTGACCTTTGGACAGTTTTCGCTGCTTGATTTGATTGACGCGGTCCTGGAGATCACGGGGCCGGCTGATGTTCTCATCGGTACCTGGTCGGCAGGGTTTTATGACGTTGATGCTGCGGTGCGGTGGAGGGATTCGGGTCGGATGCGCTCGATTCGTTTCGTGATGGATTCTTCCGATAAGCGTGGCCAGTCCACGCCCGGTGATGTCAGTGAACTGTTCGGCGCTGATGCGGTGCGGGTTACTCGTTCGCACGCGAAATTCGGTTTGATTTCCAATGATGACGGGTGGCGCGCAGTGATCACGACGAGCATGAATTTGAATAAGAACACGCGCATTGAGCATTTCGACCTGGTCGATGATCCTGACCGGTTCGCTTTATTGTGGGATTTCGCCGATGCGTTGTGGCAGGAACTACCGGCAGGATCAACCGGTGATCGGACGTTGCCTGGTGTGATGTCTGTGGCTTCGGTGCGACCGAATTATGGCGTCGCTGTCGCGGAGAGAATCGCGGTGGGACCGTGGGTGCAGTAATCAAAGCGCCGGTCACCCTGGCACCGGATGTCGCTGCGATTTGGGTGGAAGTTGTCACCGAGTACGGCACTGGATATGACCGGATCGTTGGTCCGGCATTGGAGGCGTACTGCGGCCAAGTGTCACGGTTGCGCGAAGCTGCGCGGCGGATTTCGGCTGAAGGTTTGGTCGTGGCTGATGCCAAGGGGCAGCCGGTGCCGCATCCGGCGTTGGCGATTGAGCGGGGCGCGCAGGAAGAGATACGGCGTTGGGGCAATGCGTTTGCGCCGAAGAAACGCGCGAACTTGTATGGAGAGACGAGAGAAGTTATCAAGTGAAAAAATCCGCCCTGCCCGTGGGAGTGCCGGAGCCCTTGCGTGAGCTTGGCCCTGAAGGGATGCGCGCGTGGTTGCGCGTGTGGGTCCTGGGCAGTCCCTGGATCCGGTTGGACACGGACATTGAGCTGGTCACGATCTTGTGTGAGTCCATTGATGAGCGGTCCGTTTTACGTTTGGAAGTGCTGGAAAACGGGGAGTGGCGCGACCGGGTTGCGTTGCGCACTTTGGATGATCAGATCATGCGCATGATGGGTGATTTGGGGCTTAATCCGATGGAGCGGGCAAAGCTGGACATCGTCGAGGGACCCAAGGGTCGCCTCGCGGAGCTGCGAGCTGCGCGTGCCGCCGCTACATCCTGACGTGGTTGTGCGTTTTGGCGTTGAAACGCCGCGGATATGGACGCAACCGCTGGGAGAGCTGACGGCGCACACGACCCGCGGTTTTGAGGTGATCGAGTTTGCCGAAAACATCCTGGGTATTGAGCTGATGCCCTGGCAAAAATGGGCACTGATCCACGGCCTGGAATTGATCCCAGGAACTGACCCGAGCGGTCCGAGTGTTTACCGGTTCCGCACCCTGGTGTGCCTGGTGGCGCGTCAGTCGGGAAAAACAACTTTGATCCAAGTCCTTGCCCTCTGGCGCATGTTCATCGACGGGTGCAACCTTGTTTTGGGTACGGCTCAAAATTTGGATGTGGCTGAGGAGTGTTGGACGGGCGCGGTGGAGATGGCTCAAGGCGTGCCGGAGTTACATGCGGAGATCGCCCAGGTCGTGCAAGTCAACGGGAAAAAATCCATGCGACTATCCACGGGTGAGCGATACAAAGTGCAAGCCGCAAACCGGCGTGGGGGCCGTGGCCTATCAGGAAACCTCGTGGTCCTTGATGAGCTGCGCGAACACCAAACCTGGGAAGCGTGGGGCGCGATCACAAAGACAACACTGGCCAAGAGTGATGCTCAAATTGTGGGACTATCCAACGCCGGTGATGCCTCCTCGGTGGTGCTGTCTCATTTGCGGACCGTGGCCCTGGGAGAGCTTGATGACCCCAGCACTTCCATCGGCCTATTTGAGTGGAGCGCACCGGAGGGTTGCCCGATCAACGATTGGGATGCGATCGCGCAGGCGAACCCCGCACTAGGTCACACAATCCAGGCACCGGCCATTGAGGATGCTTTACGCACTGATCCGGAGGGAATTTTCCGCACCGAAGTGTTATGCCAGTGGGTGGACAACATTCAATCCGGACCGATTCCCGCCGGGTCCTGGGAGGCCCGCTGCGACAGGCTTTCCCGTATTGATCCAAAATCTCCCGTAGCCTTCGCGGTCGACACGTCGTGGGATCGCACCACGACATGGATCGCCGTTG